CGTGATTCGATCGCGGTTAAAGGCAGACAGCTCATTCGGCTCGCGGGGGTGAATTGCCTGCTGGTGAGTCAGACGGCGAAGGAACGATCCGTTCCACGACAGATTGACATACTTCTCGAGTTCTGTTCCTGCGACATTGCCCGAGACGATCACGATCTTGTTTGCAAGAGCATCCAGAGGTGCCTTGACAATCTCCTCCTTGAGATCGACCAGGTGCTTGCGGACCGTCGTGGAGATATGATACGCAACGCGGTTCAGCGTGAAGCTCTTTTCCGTGTGGGGCACGATGCTGAGAACGAACGGATCATCCGATGGGAACGCATCGTTCACGATGTCCACCATCGCCTGTTCGAACGAGATGTTCTCGTCGACGGTGTCCGATCCATCATTGAACGGCTTGGTCGCGACAACCGGTTCATCGCGCTCGTCCGAGAAGACATGGAGCTCCAGCAGGCGCTTTCCCTGCTTCAGAGCCTTCGGAATGTCCTCGAAGACAGAACCCGCAATCGTGTAATCGCAGAGACGTTTCATCCGGGGAGGCGCGATCTCGGGCGGCACAAGTCCCAGCTCCTCCGAAACCAGGTACAAAAGGAAGAGCAACATGAGCACGACAAGTATCCACTGCTCCATTGTCTTCTGTGCTTACGATATTTTCGGAATCCGAAACAGCATGGTGCGGAACGAGTTGATGACCTCGTCGGGAATGCGTTCACCCATCGGAATCTCCATCAGACACGCGTAGTGAAAGTAGATGCAATAGATACCACACTCAGAGTCCCGGTACTGGTGCCGTGTCTTGTTGTAGGTGAGCTCCATTCCCTTGCTGTGAATCTTCGTCGTGTCCCACTGCTCCTTCCAGCGTTCCATCAGTTCGACGATCTCCTTCTCGGGTTCCTGCGCGTACGAATCAAAATAGGTCATGCGCGGATACTCCAGTTCAGGACGAATGTCGCAGAAGACACAGACCCAGTGCTCACCCGGTCCATCGTGGGGATCCGTATTGATGACAATGCCGATGCGGTGCTTTCCCTTCTTGTAGAGCTCCTCGAGCTTCATCTTGCAGAGCGCGGAGACCAGGCACTTGCCCGTCTCGGACTTCAGGTCAAAGTCGATAGGCACTGCGCCTACATAGAAATAGTCATTGAACACCTTCGCAAAGTTCTTCTCGATGGCATCGATGTCGTCAGACGAGAGCCACTCCCATCGATTGACCGCCCATTCTTTCGGCGCCTTCGGTCGACGCAGGAGCGCGGCAACGATACACTCGGCACGACCTGATTTGCACTTGGCTCGTAGGCGGTCTTGGAGTTCGGACCATTCCATTTCAGTGCCCCCTTCCTGAATCGGTGATTCATGCGGATGTTCCTTGTTGTAGACTTCACGGAGACGTTTGATAGCATCTGCGTCAAGCCAAGACATTCCTTGTTCAAAACGAATACTTTTAAGTCCACTGGTCAGACAAACCAATGGATACTCTCAAACCTGTGATTGCTAAGTATCTCGAGGTCACGAAGCGACTCAATGAAATCAACGCACGAGCTGGCGAGCTGCGGGATGAGCGTCGTACTGTGGAGCTAGATCTTGCCGCTGCGTATGCGTCTTCGTCCGGTCTTCCCGACAAAATTGGACTGAACGCTTCGCAGATGATGTTCTCGGTCAAGAAGCCGGGCGAGTGGAAGAAGGGGTGGACGCTGTCTAAGAAGCAGCTCGAAGAATACCTCCTCGAGATCCTGCCGGACCGCGGGGAGGAAGTCATGCGAGAAATCGTGCGTCGTCATGAGGAGAAACTCGTCGCTACGGACTACTCGTTTGATTTGAGGTCTATTTCAGGGGAACGCAGTTAGATGCCTGTTTGGTGTCCGGGGTGGAAATCGCGCTCCGCAACTGTCCGATTGCGGATTGCATCTCCTGAAGGAGTTGTTCGGCTTCTTGGATGTTCCTCTCTGGCATGAACCCAGATTGGATTCGGGTAAGATGGACCTGCATCACTTGACTCGATCGCATCATCCGCATTGCCAGAGTGCTGACGAAGGGCTTCACCATTAACGTGTGTATGATACAGATAGAGACTTTTTTAAACTGGGTTAAGACAATGGCAGCAGCGGGAGCCGGCGAACCCATTGCCTATCCGACAATCGGAGACTATCTCGCACCCGATGTAGACTATGTGAGAAGCGGGGTACCCGTGCGCAGAGGAGGACAGCGTGGCGGCGGTGTTCGTCAGGAAGACGAAGCCCTCGTTGAACGGTCTGTGACCGAGGGAGAATCGGCATGGGATGGTCTTCGTACCGCTCTCAACCGGATGGCTCCAACGGATCCTGCGCGCGTTCTGGAAATCAAAAACGAGATCCTTCGGCGGCTCGTCAACGAAGACATCGATACCCGCACCGGACCCGACGGACAGTCTGTTCTCGCGAAGTACATTCAGGCTCTCGACATCACACCTGAAATCATAAACTTCCGGGCAGAAGGGGGGACGACAGCTCTTATGTACGCAGCTGTCAACGGTCGCTGGAAGTCAATTCAAATACTGGCATCTCCTACCCTTCGCACAGACCCCAACATTCAGAACAACGCAGGAGAGACCGCGCTTATGTGGGCAGCGGCGTACAATGAAATCTCCGCGGTTCGAGAACTGAAGAAGTTCCGAAATGATCAGAATGACCCTCGGCGCCCGATTGCTCTGAACTACAACGTTGTAGACAATCTCGGGTGGAATGCGATGATGGTTGCTGCTTGGTGCGGACATGAACTCATTGTTCAGCAACTTGCGGATTACACCGATGTGAACCATGTGAGCGCAGACGGGCGGAATGCTGCGAAATTGACATCCGATCCGGTGTCTCCTGCGCGCATCCGTGGAGCTTCCAACAAGGTGCTTGCCATGCTTGGAAAATGGCGGCATCCTCAACAGGGTGGGCGCAACCGCACGCCTCGTCGTTCGAAAACGAACTCAAAGAAACGAGGCACACGATAAGCAAATGGACGTGTATGCACCCTACAATCCTGCGAACCGGGTACTCACAGAGAAGGACATTCATGGGATCCTACGAAAGCATGGATTGTCCCACTATCGAGTCCAGAACCGCAGGACCTTTCAGACCGCTATGGTTCATACGACCTATGTGAAGCGACTGGAATATACAACTCCCGACGGACGTCCGGCGCAACTCGCGCCGTGTCCTCCGGGCGTGATGCCTCTTCAGGATGAGTCGTACGAGTGTCTGGAATTCGAAGGCGACTCGGTTCTGGGTGTCTGCGTGGCTACCTATCTGCGCCACAAGTATCCCGAGCGCAAGCAGGGGTTCCTGACCGATGCTCGCAAGGAGCTGGTGAACAACGAGCGAATTGGTCAGTTGTCTCGGCAGATTGGGTTGGACCGGTTCTATGTCATCAGCCGGCACAACGAGGAATCGGCTGCGATTCATGGACGGACAAACCTCAAGAAGCTCGGAGATATCTTCGAAGCCTTCTTGGGTGCTCTGTGGACGGACTGCGGCAATCGGTTCGATATCGTGTATACGTTTGTGACCAACGTGATGGAGACCTACCTCGATATCGAGGAAGCGGTCTCTGCCACGACCAATTACAAGGATGTCTTCCAGAAGTATTGCCAACGCGAACTGCGGTGTACACCGAGTTACGTCATGCTCTCGAATGATTCCAAGAAGGGTGAGATTCGCGTGGCTGTCTGCGATGACACGGGTCGTCATCTGGGATACGGCGCGGGAACCACGCGCAAGAAGGCAGAACAAATGGCATGTCGCGAGGCATTAGCGTCTGCGGGAGTACCGGTTACGCCCTAGCCGCCGCTTGCGCGTCTTGCGTCGTCGACCACCATTCACCCCAGGACTCTGGGGTATCGAAAGAAACTCATCAATCCATTCCTTGATGCGGAAACGCGATTGTCTCTTCCACTCCATATCAGTCGCTTCGCGTTGTCCGTTGGCAACCGCACCAACCGCAGTCACAACCTCTCGAATAACCGCTACGGCTGCTTCGTGTGCTTCTCGAGAGCGAATCTCAAGGTAGTCTGCAACGTGGTATAGTTCTTCTTCGTGAAATGCCTCACCGTATAGTCTGAGAACGTCGTACAACCGAGTTCCTTCAAGAATATCGGGTGCATCCAGTGCGGCTCGGAGTTCACGCACGGATTCGTACAGATGAGGAACACGGGCAGCGTAGTTGCTACGATTTACCATTGTCTAGGGTCTCGATTTTTAACGACGACGAGAGTAGCGAGCCTTCCGGGACTTGCCCTTGCCCTTCCGGGTCTTCCGGCGTCTGCCACCTGCAGGACCGCCCGCACCCGCCGCAGCAGGACCCGCACCGCCCGGAGGAGGCGGGGGAGGACCACGACCTCCTAAATCGGATCGCACACCAGGACCGCCCTTCTCAACCATCATTCGGCTAATTGCGGTTGCGGCACTCTCCGACCGCCCACCCGGAGACAGAAACCCAACGACTTCACGCTGGAGTTCGGGAGGAAGAGTCGAAAGTCCCTCCTTGCTCATCCCCTTCATCGCAGCAACACCCCGCTCATTTTCCACATGGGACATCATTGACAGGAAAAGATTGGCTTCACGCTTCAATTCATCCAGAATTTCCTGCTTCTCTTCCACGCTGTCGCCCGCACCGAGCTGTCTGGCTCCGTAGTTAGAACGCCAGAGCATCGTAAACTGAACTCCAAGCTCACCGTCTCCGAGTTTTTCAATCGGACCCTCGAGTGCGGTACCCTCGGTGGACGTCTCCCGCCAGAACTCCTGCGCCAGTTGCTTAAGTCTCGTCCCCTGTAGGATATTGGGGGCATCCAGTCTCGCACGATACTGCTTGACATAATCGTACACTGCGTTCGCCATTTATAAATCGGCGCGGTTTTTTAACGTCTGCGAGTGTACCGGCGACGAGACTTGCCCTTGCGAGTCTTCTTGCGACCCCCGAACAGCCGCTGATCTAGGAGCTGGCGTCTCTCTGCGGGAGATAGATAGATACGGATCTGCCCCTTCGCGTCATTGATGAGTTGGGGTATCCTTACGTCTCCTGCCTCAAGACGACGTTCAATATGCTGACCGAAATTCTGAAGAGACACCTGAGCAGCCTGCTTTAGATCCGATGCCGTATTGAGGAGGGTTGCCTTCGAAGGATTGCGAACGAGATTCGCATACAGTTCCATAAACCCACGCTGACCCCCACGAGCAGGAGCCGTGTTCGACGGTCGAACCATCGGCTCTGCTGACATTTATTCTTCGAGTTGATTATTTACGACGCTGAGTCGTCAGTCTCTTCTTGGTATACCGCTTGATGGTCTTGCCCTTGGGATACAGCACTGTCTTTGTGCAAATCGCGATTGCCGCAGACTCCTTGTTCGAGCCCTTGCGAGGACGAATGGTCTTCCGCACGGACTTGACGCACCGACTGAACTTGGCACCAAGCTTCATTTATCTTTGGAGTATACAAAATGGCAAACGACAAGGAAGCCGATTGGATGAAGGACATTTCCAGTGAGACGATCTGCACGTACTACTACTGGGTGTTCGTCATCACCGCGATTGTGTCTGCGATCATCCTGGTCTGGCAACTCTCTGAGATCTCCCGGAAGCCGAAGCTGGCAACACCGATTCTGATGACTCTGCCGACTCTGATCCTGGGAGTCGTGAACACTCTCTTCATCTACATCATCTGCTCGCGTGCCCTGTTGAAGTAGAATTTATCCTCGAGAACTAGTAAACACAAATGGGTGGCGGTCTACTCCAGCTCGTCGCATATGGCGCCCAGGATGCCTACATCACTGGCAATCCCCACATCACTTTCTGGAAGGTGCTCTACAAGCGCCACACCAACTTCGCCATCGAGGCAATGCGCGTGAACTTCACGGGTGCGCCGGTGTACGGTCAGCGTGTTGTTGCCGTTGTGAACCGCAATGCGGACCTGGTCTGGAACACCTATGTCGAGATCACGCTTCCTGATACGACGGGTCCCGATGCGAGTACCTCCGAGGGCGCATCAGACGATATCTACTGGTCAGCGGGTCATCGCCGGCGCCTGGGTTACGCTCTCCTCCAGCAGATTGAGGTTGAGATTGGTGGTCAGATCATCGATCGCCACTACGGCGAGTGGCTCTACCTGTGGGAGACGCTCAGTGCCCCGCTGGATACGGCGATCAAGCTGGACTCCCTGGTCGGCGGTCCCTATTCCGGCACGGTTTCGACCTCCCTGACGTGTGGTGGACGCCCCCCGGTTCTGTATGTCCCCCTCCAGTTCTGGTTCAACCGCAACCCCGGTCTTGCCCTCCCGCTTATCGCTCTCCAGTACCACGAGGTTCGTTTCAACATCACCCTGGGTGATGCGACCAACCTGGTTTCGTCGAACTCCAGCAACACGTCTGCGAACACCATCACCAAGGCGGCGGCTGCGCTCCCGGCGCTCCGCGACATGGCGCTGTACCTCGACTACATCTACCTGGATGTCGACGAGCGCCGCAAGTTCGCCCAAGAGTCCCACGAGTACCTCATCGAGCAGCTCCAGTACGAGGGTCAGCAGCAGATCACGACCTCGTCTGCGCGCCTCGACCTGACGCTGAACCACCCGATCAAGGAGCTCATCTGGGTGTTCCAGGATTCTCGCTACACGGATTGCGGTGCGGTTACGTCGGTTGTTGATCCCGAGACGGGCTCGACGGCTGCCTATACGATGCCGTTCACCTACAGCGACATCGTGAACCGCTGCCGGATTCAGATCAATGGTCAGGATCGGTTCGATGAGCGGTATGGCGATTACTTCTGGAAGGTCCAGCCGTACCAGCACCACACCGGCGGTTCCTTCGGTCCTCTGCGGCGCGCGACGGTTAGCGGTACGGGAGTTGTCAGTGGTACTGGAGTTGTCAGTGGTACGGGAGTTGTCAGTGGC